GTGATAGGATCAGTATCAAAGTTCCCTGCTCCAAGCAATGTTTCCATGCGCTCAGTGATATCCAACCTAGCCCGACGCATGTCAGCTGCGGCACCGTTTAGCGGGTCGCTGTCAGCTGGAGTTGTTGTGCTCCAAGGATTTGTGTATGTCATTTACCAAGTACTCGTGTGAAAGTCCTCATTCACACCACGACGCACAGGAGTAGACAACTCTGGAATTTCCACTCCATGAATATACCCAGCATCTTCGCTATCAAACTCGTTTGGCTTAGACTGCATCCACACCCCAATAGCGTTGTATGCTTGCTGTGCCTTACCTAAGTCTCCAAACGTATCCCAAAACATCCAACGAGCCCAAAACGCGATAAGCTCGTGCCATGTCGCAGGGATAGCTGGGACATCACTACCACCCGACAACAACGCTGGTGTTTGCTGTGTATACCGCTCCATAGAATACACAGCATCAGGCGTCGGAAACAACAAGATGTTATTTCCATCACGCATGTAGTAGCGTGGCTCACCAGTTGTTGCGTGAGATGTAGATTCATCAAAGCGAAACAGATCTAACTGGGAAATCTTTTGCAGCCGCCTGTTCGTTGTTCTGTTCCACACATGAAACAACTCAATATCACTAGCCGAAAGTGCATAGCTAGCAGTATTAATAGTTGTATTGAACTGTGTGCGCACACGAGTAGCATGAAATCGCCAGCGTGTTGCGATTTGCGTGTATGCTTTGTTGAGGTAATCTGTCAACGTGCTGTCTGGGACATTCGCTGTCGTTGGATTACCTACAAGAATCCGCAAACGCGCAAGAAGTTCAGTATGCGTCATTAGCGCCTCACAATACGTCGCCAGAGTGTCACAAAGAATGCAGTGAAAATCCCACTGCTTCCGCCTCCACCGCCATCAAAGCTAAAAGCACTAGTGCTAAACGCACTAGTGCTAAAAGCGCCATCGTCAAATGCAGCCATGTGTCACTCCTTCTTGGGTTCAGGGGGCGGTACCTTATGATCTTCCTTTCCACCCTTCGACATTTCATCGTAGATCGGCTCATAGCGAAAGCGCCAGATGAACTTACCAGTCGCTTTGAGAGCCTTCTTAACCCAATTCATTAGTCGTTTTGGTTGGAGTCTTTGATCCAAGCCAGCCGCGAATGCCAAAACTCGCAGCCAATAACGCAGAGCCTAGCATTGAGTCAAATGCGCCAGTCTTGGCTGACACAACAAGCACAGCAATAGCCATAGACTTAGAAAAACTAAGCCGGCCATCTGCACTTGTAAGCCCAATTTGTGCGAGAAATGTCATTATCTGCATCCGTATGCCACTCGTGCAAACTCGTTGCGCTCTTTAATGCACTGTCCAGCGATTAGTGCATTAAGTTGGCGTTGGATCCCTGCAAGAGTTTCTTGCTTATCTCGCACATGTGCAGCAAAAACAGAGTCTTGTCGTGCATCAACAAGGATTTGCGCCTCCTTGTGCGCTTCAAGCTCAATCAATCTCCGTGTTGGGGACAACACCTGGAACCCAAGGGCACCAATTAAGGTGCCCAAGAGTCCCACAAACCACCAGTAACGTTGCAGCTCGGCAAGAACATTCTGTCGAGTCACTGTTAGCCTCTCCACAGGTTACCAGAGGTTCCGTCACCTTGAATCGTAGCTCCGTTCATTCTTCGTGCGTCTGCTAACACAAGCGACTCTGGCGTAGTGCCTTGCACAGCTTGTGGGTAGATAACGCCAACTGATGTACCATCCAACGTGATCGCCAAGCTACGATCTAGTGTCGCCACGCGTGTAGATGCAACGAAACTCTGGATAGATGGTGAACCTTGGTTTTTGCCTGTACCACCATGGATCACAACTGCACAACCATTAGGTTGGTTGTCCGCCCAAGTGTTAAACGGTGCAACGTTCGGGAATGTGATCGTGTTAGCAGTAGCAGCTGAGACCTTAAACACTGCAATCGCACCCGGCGGAAGCGTGCGAAACATGAAAAACTGATCCTTAACAGCCTTTGTTGCAGAGTCTACAACACGAATCGCACCAAAGTAACACTCAGCTTCTGTGGCAGACACAGTCCACAACCACCCAGCGGTAGCTGCACTAGGCAATGTGCCGATGTTGCTAAACGCTGCACCATCTTTCGAGATCATCACATCACCAGTTGCTGGTGTCCAGTCACCAGACACAGCAAAGTCATCAGTACCTGCCTTTATGATCGGCGCGACAAAGGTAAACCCTACGCCGTAGTCTCTGAAAATCTCCATGATTGTGTGTTGTTAGGGTTACCAGTTACCACGTCCGATGCCACGAGCCACACCACGAGCAACTCCACCAATTGGTTCAGTGCCTGCTGGCGGTGTAACTTCTTCAAGCACAATGAACGATGACGCAGCATCACCAGAGAACGCAAACCCTGGATTGCTTGTAGATCCAGTTCCTGTGGTGATGATGAACTCTCCACGCACAAGCACTGCTGCAGCATTGTTCTGAGAACGCTGGGCAGTAAACGTGCTATATCCAGACGACGGCGTAAGATCTGACGTCGACGCAACGTTGGCTTCCTTCGCACACCCACGGATAAACAGATACTGCTTGGAAGGCAACCCTGAAATAGTGGCTGAGCCAAAATCGTTAGCTGCATCGACAAGAGTTCCAACCGCAGCCGCCGCTAAAGTCGGCAACACGCTACATGTGAAGTATCGACTTGTTCCTGTTTTGTGTGTGATAGCTGACGCAAAGTTAGCCGTCAACGTTGACCCTGAAGCCAAGTCGCTACCTTGAATCGGGCGTATCCAGATAGACTCAGTAATACCGCTGCCTGCTGCACCTTCACCATTGGTGTACTCATGCAGCTTTGTCCAACTTACAGCGCCACTAGAATCTGTCAACGATGTGTGATCACTAGATACACCATCAGTAGTCGTGATGTTATCAGCAGACAGAATAACAACCCCTGTGTGTCCAGCAGGGATCGTAATAGCTGTGGTGAGCGATAGCGTAGTGCCAGACACACTAGACGCACCAACACCTAGATTACCACCATCTGTCATACTCATGCAACACCATTCAGCCGCTGAGTGTGATACCAAGCATCAGACACACCAGGCTCCCATCCATCCAACGTCTTGCCAATTGTTGGCTTTGGAACAAAGTGTTCTGCAGCGATATCTGCTGCCTCAAAGATATCTGTCCACGCAGCGTAGTAGAAATTCCCTGTAGGATACCCCGCTGGCGTACCAGACACTCCACGCATAAAGTGGTTACGTGTGACGGAGTACGTAACACACCCAAGCGCTAATGCCGCAGACCCATTACCCGCACCACTGATGCCGCCATTAGTGCCATATTCACCCCAAGGCACAATGTTATCCTCAAAAACCAACTCATCACACGCATTGCCAGCTGTCCCATCAAGCGTGTTAGAGAAGAAGATTACCTTACCATCAGTCAAGCTACTTGGTGTATACACAACGTTATGCCTAAAGTGCAGCACACCTAGCATCGTTGTGATTAGGATTATTCTAGGCGATCCCTTAGGCTCATTTGTCCACTGTGTCCACACGTTGTCAATGAAGTGCACCTCGGTTAGTCGTAGTGCAGGCAACATTGACGGGTCAGCCGATGCATCGTAACCGTTTGGCCAAACACCAATCTGGAAATACGTCATCTTGTTCCCACGGAACAAGATATCACGTGAGGTAGGATCGTAGTTTGGAGATGCGTAGCTTTGATACTTTGGCACAATAGCTGCGCCGTTCTGCCCAATACCAAAGCCGCTTGAATCTCCGTCATCGTACGAAGTCCACATTACAGTGTCTTCAACGATAACACAACGACCGTGCTTAAGCTCCCATAGGTTCTTCGTTGTCTTGTTAAACAACGAGTATCCTAGAGTCGTGAATAGATTAGACAACCACACACGATCCTTAAACAGATAGCATCTACGCATTACGATGCCAGTAGGATCGCCCATAAAGCTACCACCACCGCCAACCATGAAGTTTTCGCCAGTGGCTTCCATGACTGTGTTCTGAAACAACAGTCCACCACTAGAGTTCAAAATCACGATAGCTTGTACATCTGCTTGTGCGCACGGGCCAACATTGCGTGCCCACCAGTGCCAGAACCATGAATCTTGGACCGCAGAGTTCCGACACGAAAAACAGAATCCACCACGATTCTCTGTATCTCCACCCTCACCAACACACTGAACGAAGTAGATACCTTCTGGCTCTTCGGCTAGCGTGTTTTGTGTGTTTTCAGGTGTCCCAATAAACGCGAAGTACGAGTTGTTGTACGTCGGCCCACCAGCTTGGTGCCTAAACCCAACACCAATAAAGCGGAAACCATCTCCACGCTTATCTGGTGCACCATTCTGCCGACCTAGATCAAACGCCGGAAGATTTGCACCGCTACCAACTCCTCGTTCAATCCACTGAACACCAGTTGTCGTTGGTGTGACACGAGTACCCTGTGCAATAAACGCATTAGGATTCGCGCCAGTCCAACGATCATATGCATCACGAGAGATGATATCTGTTTTGCATCCAGAAGTTTGCCGGTAAAACGACTTCGTACCGACAAACTGAAATGCGGCAGATGGAGAATCAAGCACTACAACAGCGTGGTCAGTTGTAGTGCGTAGCGACGTAAGCGCAGCTAACAACGTTGCGTTATCTGAACACACATACGTCGTGCCTGCGCCCAGCGCATAGTACCCATCTGCAATATTGTTTGGGTTACCAACTGTGCGTCCTAATGCACGATCATCAGTAACACCAACTGGCCAATTGAACCCAGGAGATTCAACAGTCGGACGGTCCCTAGAGATGCCCTGGCGCTTACGCGGCGCACCCATGATAAACATAGGTGTCAACGCAAGCGCTACATCTTCAACAAGACTTCTGCGAGTTCGTGCTAGTCGGCGTGCAGCAACAACATCAGCTGCTTGCTCAACAGCACACAGGGCCAAAAACGCAGACAGTAATCCGTACTTACGTACGACACGTCGCATAGTTAAACCCTAGTGATGGTTGTGATGTAGTTTGGTCCGATCAGATCTACCTGATCCCCAACTGGAACAGCCAACAACGCAGATTCCAACACAGCATCAATAGTAACACTAATCGGTGCTGGCGTATTTGGTGGCGGGGGCGGTGAGTCTGTGACAAGATCCAAGAAGATCGTCGCACTAACCTTTGCGCCAGTCGAGTCGACTGCAGTAGCAGTCTCACTCCATTGTGATGCAGTAGTCGAAAACGAACGTGTAATCGACATGCCTTGTTTGGTTGGGCGGTTAGTTACGTTTGGCACCCACGTAACCACCACAGCGCCAACTGCACCAGTGACATCAGCAGTAAGCGTATACACATTCCCAACCAGCACAGAGTAGAGCTTAATCTGCATGTTAGCTCAGTGCAAAAGTGCAGGCAGCGTCAACTAAGCTGTCTGTGATTGTCGTGTTAGACGTAATACCATGACCTTCACCTGGATAGATCGTTGAGGAGGAGATATGACCAGCAGCGTCTAATGCGGCGTCCATTTCAGTCGACTGGTCGCATACCACGGTCTGGTCATTATCCCCTGCTCGTAAGTCGAACGTCAGCGGTGAACCACCAGCCGCTGGAATATGAAAGTATGGTGAAGCAGCAGTTGCTGCTGCAACACCACCAGATGGCGTATCATATGGGTTTAGGTTCCCAATGTAGTTGCCTTCGGGAGACGTAGTCGACGCCACGGTGCGGACCACTGACCCAAATCTTGCAACTTGCTGTGCTTCTTCAGTAGCAAAGCGATACGGACCTGCAAACGCAAAACATCCGCGCGTTGCTTCAGACACCGCGCTATTGCCAAACGCTGAGTGTGCATACGCTGGATCGTCAGCGGTCAAACAGGTCATCATCGCAATGCAGGATCCTGCAGAGTACGGCATAAACGTGATGCTATCAGACAAATGCAACACGCTTGCGTTAGCTCGCAAATACCTAATCGCAGCACCAATGTCGTGGCGTTGTGCTGGGAATGCGTCAGTCGGAGCTAACCTGTATCCTGGTGACACAAGAACACAGTTGTTTACCTCAAACACACGACGAGCCCAGTGCGTTAGAGTCCTACAAGTCCGATGGTCACCACCAGTGAAACCACCTGCGTGTACAAACACAAGCACAGGCCAAGGACCAGAGCCAGAAGCCGGATAGAAGATATCCAACTTATGGCGATTAGAGTTGTAGCCAACTGCTGTGTTAGGTACATAGTCAAGGTCGAATAGATGCCCAATAGGTGAGGCATACTTACTTCGACGCGCAGCAATGCGGATGAGCATTAGAGACTATTCTCAATCTGCCCCATCAGTCCAAACGCACGACTTGAACCTTCAGCCGAAGAGCTCACCAAACGCATAGCTCTAATTCCACCAACAGGCACAACAACAGCCTTACCTGCTGCAACTGTGATGTCTGTCCCACCAACGTTAACAGTCTTCCAGTCGCCTGCAGCAGGGGAATCAGTAAGCGCAACTTGAACTGAAACAGTTCCAGTCAGCGCAGACGGTGCATAGATCGTGTAGTCTACACACGACCCAAACACACGAGAAAGAGTTGGAGACGATGGGAGCGCATTAGATTCCGTCTGGCCAACGGCAATAGTCAGCGTCCCAATTAGTTCACTTGATCGCATATCAGATGTGCACGCGCACGGTGATAGGTTCGCCGGCATCGTGTCGAACGATGCGATAGCGTCTTACATCTTTTGGGAAAGCAGTTGGTCCGGTAGGTTGGAGTACGTAAGACATCTGTCTTCCGAGAGAGTCTACGCACTCCATCCCTACCTCGCCAACTCCATCAACTAGCACTGATCGTTCAGATCCATCCGCCATGAGCCAAGGGCCAGTGTGGGGATGCACAGCAGCAGCTAGCGCCATTTTGGATGACATCTTATACGAATCCGTATTAGTAGATGGATGACAAGTCGTCCGCAATATACCAAATGGCGTAGTCGTTACTGCCGTTTGGTACAGTGTTTGGAGCATAGGTACCCCGTGCATCCGCGTTCGCACTCGAAGACGCAGCAACCACGGTACCATTAGTTACCACAGATCCAGCAGCGATTTCCTTTACAGCACTCGCAACAGCACACTTACCCACAAGTCCAAGCACGTTGCCTGAACCCATGATGATAGTATTCGCCGATGCGTTCGCTGCAACAACCTCAGTGATCGAGGTCACAGTGTCAAACGCAACGGCGCCAGTGAAAGTCTTGGTGGTACCAGTCGCTGTAACCGACCAAGCCTCAGTCACAACACGACCAAGACGTGTGCCAGTGATGACACCGCTCATCGCAACGACAGACGATGCGTGAGTGACCGTAATCACGACGTTACGCGCAGGCGTAAGCGTCGCTACTCCACCTGAGGCCAAGCCGCCATTTGGCGTCAGAGTGGTAGTTCCTGCCGAGGATGCACCTGCATGGGAGGTGACGATCCCATTAGTGACTGCGGCAGCAGGATCAGTGAAACTCGCCTTGACGAGAACCGCAAGAGGAATTTCGACTTCCTTGCCATCGTCACGCTTGTACGCACCGCCCCGAGCGGACTGTGCGTACAAGGGGATAATCTGCCTCCCCGCAACTGAGCTTGCGGGTTGAGACATGATTACGCTCCAGTGCCGAAGTAAACACCACGCCAATCCGAGTGGCCCCAACCAAGGCGCTGCATGCCCTTAAACAGAGCATCACCAGAGTTGAAATCATCACCCGAACGGAACGTAAACGGCTCACGCACGTAGTAGTTAACATCGTGCATGTCTGCCTGCACAACCCACATGTCGGTGTCAGTCAGGTAATGCGAGAGATGGGGAACCAATCCCTCACGGCTAACCTGGTTGATGTCGTTGAGGTTCGTGCTGGGCAGGTTGGGCGTCTTGAGGATCTGGTTGACCATGAAGTAATCCCCAACGCTGTGAATCACGCGCTTCGGGACAAACACAGCCGGGATGCCAGACTCGTCAGTCAGCCCGTGGAAGTGCTCAAGTGCAACCTGCAGTGCAATCAACCCAAAGTCGACTGCAGAGGTGTTCGAGAACGTCGCACCACTGCGCAACGCCACGTGCGACGCATTTGCGAGCGACACACCGTCCCAACCAACAGACGTCGAGCTCGTCGCGTTGTTAAACGGCGCGTGCATGACGATCTCTTGATTGTTTCGGGCAGAGCGACCCAGCGCAGCTGAGAGCTTGTTTCCGAACACGCCATAGAGCTGGTCTGACATGAGCTCGTGGGTGATGCGGAAGCCGAGTGCATACGTGAGCCACGAATAGCGCCGCACGTTACCCTCAACGATGTCCTGATAGGACACCGATCCACCTTCCGGCTTCACCTGCAACGAGCCAAACCCGGCCACCGGAAAATCTTCCTCATATGCACGCTTGGAAGTTTTCTTGTTGGTGATCTTGGATCCCTCAAGAGGCCGTTCCTTGTAGGAGTTGATCACCACTCGTGCGTAGCCAGGCACGAGCTGCTTGGAGTAACCACCGCGAAGCATAGTCATTTGTAGTTGTCTCCGTTAGCTCGCAACGCCGTCAAACTGGCAATACGTCGCCAGCACCTGAACACGCCAGATTGCTCCGTCCAACTGCCCTGCAGCCACTGCTCCACCACGGACAACAACTCGCGGATTTGACGTAGAAGT